ATGACTCGACTTTCGAACAAGCTCAGCGCCAGGCGGGCGGAGACACTCAAGGATCCCGGCCGGTACAGTGACGGCAACGGCCTCTACCTTCGGATCACCCCGGACAGCAAGCGCTGGACCTTCATGTATATGTGGGCCGGCAAGCGAGTTGAAATCGGGCTGGGCGCCTACCGAGATACATCCTTGATCAAGGCTCGAGAAAAGGCACAGGATTGCCGCGACCTGATCGCCAGTGGGACTGATCCGCGGAACAAACCCAAGCTTGAGGAGGAGCAAGCGAAGACGCTCACCTTCGGCGAGATGGCTGACAAGTTCATCGGCGGCAAGGAAGGTGGCTGGAAGAACGAAAAGCACCGCGACCAATGGCGCATGACGTTGAGCCGCAGGCGGGACAAGGCGGGCAATCTGACGAAGGACGGGTATTGTCGGACGATGGCGGATATCCTCGTCGCCGACGTCTCAACTGAGCATGTGCTCACCGTATTGAAGCCGATCTGGCTGACGAAGCCGGAGACCGCACGTCGGGTGAGGGGAAGGGTTGAGGCAGTCCTCGATGCCGCCAAGGCTCTCGGCTATCGCTCCGGCGAGAATCCGGCGTTGTGGCGCGGGCATCTATCGAACCTCTTGGCGCGGCCGAAGAAACTCTCGCGGGGTCATCATGCCGCAATACCTTACGCTGCCCTGCCGGCCTTCTATCGCGGGCTCGCCGACGAGCCGAGCATTTCGGACCTCGCGCTTTGCTTCACGATTTTGACCGCTGCGCGCTCGGGCGAGACGATCGGCATGGTATGGCCTGAGGTCGACCGCGAGCGGAGTGTGTGGCGCGTTCCGGCGGAACGGATGAAAGCTGGCCGAGAGCACGTTGTGCCGCTCCTGCCGGCCGCCTTGGCCGTGCTGGACGCCATGGAGAAGCACAAGAAGCCGAACAATCCATTCGTGTTCCCCGGCGCCGGCACCAGCCAATTGTCAATCATGGCGCTGGCGATGGCATTGCGCCGAGCTGGGGGAGGCGACTTCACGGTGCACGGGATGCGATCTGCATTCCGAGACTGGTGCGGCGACAAGACGTCGTTCCAGCGCGATGATGTCGAGTTGTGCCTGGCTCACCAGATCAAGGACGAAACCGAGCGCGCCTATCGACGCTCCGATGCGATAGAGAAGCGTCGCAAAATCCTGGAAGCATGGGGAAATTTCGTGACGAAGCCAACGGCACAAGGAATCGTCGATTTCGCAGCACGCCGCGCAGCCTTGACGAAATGACATTTCAAACTCATTCTTTAGGTGTCTGAAGGTCACCTGTGACCGCGTAAGACGCATCTCCGGGCTCTTCGCCCTAACCCTCGAGGAATTTCCCGCGCTTTTGCGCCTCCGACACCGGCGGTCGGAGCGAGATTCCTCTTAGGCGGCGGTGCCGGCGCCCCAGCGAGGTGCCACAGATGCAGGATGATCCCCGGCTTACGGCCAAGGAAATCTGCGCAGATTACAAAATCTCCCCCAACACTCTCTATCGACTCATCAACAAGGGCCTGATCCCTCGCGGTGAACCAGCCGGAATTCGTGCGGTTCGCTGGCGCAAGAGTGTCATCGAAAAGGCCTTCTTATCCATCGGGCGGGCGGCATGACCGATAGCACCGTCACCTTCGGCCAGCTTCGCGCTTGCCTCAACGCTGCCCGCGACGTGCTCGACAGAGCCATCACCGACGGCGAACTTGAGGACTACCTGCCGGCGTGCGCCCACAACGAAAGCACTGAGTTCACGCTCGAAATGCTGGATCTGACCAGGATACTGGTCCGGTTCGGGAGGGCCAAATGACCGGGGGCGAGCTCGCGCGGCTACGACAACAGGCCGCGGATGCCCAAGCTCATGTCGACGCTCTACTTGCCCAGCGTCAAGCGCCGTTGGACGGCGCCGGGCCGATGCCTTCCGCGACGGAGGTCGACCGCGCGCGGGCGAAGGCGGAGGTAGCTGAAGCTCTGGTCCGGACCTACGAGCGGACGGCGGGGCGGGCGGCATGAGCACAGGCACAAAGCCGCCGCCATGGTTCCGATTCTTTGCCGGTGATTGGATTGCGAAGACACGAGATCTGAAAGCTGTTGAGGCGGGAATCCTGATTCAGTTGCTGGCGCAGATGCACCAGCGCGGGGAGCCGCTCGCCGACGACGATCCTTCCCGCCTTGCCCGTCTCTGCGGTTCCGATACACGCACATTCACGCGGACGCTTGCGATGTTCCTCGAGGATGGCCGCGTCACCCGGACCGCCGGCGGGCTATGGTCAAAACTCATCCAAGGCGAGGTTGATTACCGCAAAAATGTGAGCAAGGTACGCAGCAAAAATGCGTCGCATCGTTGGGAAAAAGATAAGCAAAATCAACAACCGACCGATGCAAATGCATACAAGAGTCCAGAGTATAGAGGACAGAGTATAGAGGATGATGCCGGCGCTGAGGGCGGATCCGCCTGCGGCGGGCCTACGGCCTTTCCTCCCTATGGTCGGAAACCGCCCTTGGATAGTAGGGACGTCGTCGAAGTCGACGAAGACATGCCGAAAAGATGGGGAGGCCTATGACAGACGACAGTGATCTGCCTCTGTTCAGATGGCGTCCTCAATGTCGGGTCATTGCCTATCCGCCGGCGAGGAGAATCGGAAAAGCAAGGGACGTTGCCGCCAAATGGCTGCAGCAAAAGACCCGCAAGCAGGCCGACGCGTACGCAATCCGGATCGACGATGATCTCGATGATCACCTGATGCGTCTTGGCGTCCATGAGCAAGAGCGGAAGGCGATGCGTGACGGCTTCTGGCAGACGGTTCGACGAGAGATTGCCCGGTTGCAGCGCTGTGACTCGCGTCCTGGAGGAAGCGCCGCATGAGCACGCCGGACGAGGACGAGCCCGGCAGTGATGCGCTTTGGGGCGCAAAGGCGATCGCCAAATTCTTAGGGCTGAACGTGGAGCGCCTCTACAGCCTCGCCGATGAACCTGATTGCCCGATTGGTCGACCGAGCGGACGGTACTTCGCACGCAAGTCCGAACTTCGCGAGTGGCTGCGAAAGAAGTGATTTCCCAGAAAATCCGATATTTTCACTGCTTTTCGCTACTAGCCAGGCGCCCCGAACAAATCCACTCGCGAGCCATGGGGATACGCGACTGGTTCCGCACTGAAAAACGCGCAATGACGTATGAGTCATACATCTGGCTCGTGCCGATGTCATCGACGGGCGTGTCGGTCTCGCATGAAACCGCCCTGACATCCCCAACGACACTGGCCTGCTACAGGCTTCTCGTCGACACGATCTCAACCTTGCCGATTCACGTCTATGAGCGCCTCGCTGACGGCGGCAAGAAGCGCGCCGATCATCCTGTGGAGACGCTCCTCAGCGGGTTTGTGGCGCCGTGGGAGCACAATGAGGTTTTCCGCAAAAAGCTGACCAGCGACGCCATTCTGCGCGCCGACGGCGTCGCCGTGGCGATCAAGGTTAGAGGCCAAGTCCGCGAGATTCACCGCCTGGATCCTGGTGCGGTCCGGATCGAATGCGACCGCGCCACCGGCGAGCCGAAGTACACGGCGACCTTGGCCGATGGTGGCACGATGGAATTTCGCTGGCAGGACATCATTCATCTGCCAGCAATTTTCACCGGCGGCCCACATTCCAAATCGATCATCGACCTTGCCCGCGAGGCGATCGCGACCGACATCATCATGTCGCAGCACCAGGCGAAGCTCTTCGCCAATGGGGCCCGCCCTGCCGGCCTCCTAAAGGTTCCGGGCAAGCTCACCGAAATCGCCGTCAATCGCATCCGCGACTCCTGGAATTCCCAGCATCAAGGATCTGAGAACGGCGGCAAAACCGCGATTTTGGAAGGTGGCGTAGAATTCGAGCCGATCAGCCTGAACAGCACCGACAGCCAATTTCTTGAATTGCGAAAGTTGGCAATCGAAGAGATCGCCCGCGCCTTCGGCATCCCGAGCGTGTTGGTGGGAAGCCTGGACCGCGCGACCTGGAGGAATGCCGAAGAGCTGAGCCGGCAGTTCCTGACCTATTGCCTGCGACCATGGCTCAATGCCTGGCAGTCCGCGCTGGAGCGGGCCCTGCTTTCGCAGAAGGATCGCGAAACGCTTTTCATCGAATTCGTCACCGATGACCTCGTTAGAGCCGATCTGCAGGCGCGTTTTGCGGCCTTCGCCCAAGCCGTCGGCGCGCCATGGATGACCCCGAATGAGGCCCGGGCAGCCGACAACCAAGCACCGGTTGATGGTGGCGACGTTCTGCGGATGCCGCTGAACACTGCACCGGCAAACTCCAACCCGCAAGGAAACATAGATGAGTCAGCAGCCGCGTAAGAAAGCCGTTCCGGAAGGCCTTCGCGAAGAGATGCAGCCACAGCCGTTTCCCGTCGAGGGGTTGGGGCTCCAGCTTTACGCCACCTCCACGGATCTCGACCGCATTCAGGATGCGATGGAGGTCGACGGCATGCTCGTCGTCATGAACCGCTTGCTTCGCGCCGACATGACCGCGATCAACGCAGCTGCTCAGCACTGCCTGATGTACAGCGATCGCACGGCGTGGAGCGGTGACGTCGACACTCTCCCGGTAGGCACCATGGAGTTGGGCGCGTTGCTGGCGGACGCCGTGCACCGCCGTCTCTTCGGCACCAGCCTGGAACTCGACAAGCCGATCAAAGGCGCCATCGAGGCCATCAATGCACGCCGTCAGTCGCGTGGTGCCGCCGATGCGTGAGACCCTCGACATCCTCGAGCTGCGCCTTGGCGCCCCGGCCGATGACGGCACCATCGAAGGCGTCGCCGTCAAGTTCGACACGATCGATTCCTACCGCACGACGTTCGATCGCCGCGCTTTCTCTGGAGTGGCGAAGCGGCTCCCCATGTTGTGGTCGCATGACCAGGCGCAAGTGATCGGATCGTGGAACGGCATCACCGTCGCCGACGACGGCTTGCGGGTGAAAGGCCGTCTCAACCTCGAAGTGGAGCGTGCACGCGAGGTCCGCGCCATGCTCACCCAAGGCGACATCGACGGGATCAGCATCGGCTTCGAGACTCTGACGTCGGAATCCCGCACCGGCGGGGTACGGCACATCACCAAGGCAAACATCCACGAAATCTCACTGGTGGCGCTCGCCGCGGTTCCTGGCGCCAAGGTGACTTCGATCCGCGGCCGGGAAAGCGCGACGGCCGAATTTCTCCAGGCTGTGAGATCGGCAACAAGCGCCTTTGCACGAGGAAAATGACCATGAAACATACCCGCATTGAAACCCGATCGGCGGTGCCGCTCGAAACCCGGAACGATCCGGATCCGATTGAGGCCGCCGTCCAGGCCGTTACCGAGATGCGCACCGCGTTCGATCAGCGCATGGCCGGCTTGGACGAGCTCACCGCCCGCCTGGACGAATTGGAGACGCGCGCAGCGCGGCCGGGCACCCAGCAGCAGCGTACGGAACCGACCGTCGAACAGCGCGCCTTCGAAGGATATGTGCGGAGCGGCCGCGAGGCCCTCAGCGCCGACGAGGTGCGCGCGCTGCGCGTCGGCGATGACACCTCCGGCGGCTTCCTCGCACCGGCCGATTTCCAGACCGAGATGCAGCGCAACCTGGTGGAGTATTCACCGGTTCGCGAGGCCGCGCGTGTCGGCACGACTGCGCGCGGCTCGGTCATCTTCCCCGAGCGTACCTCGATCACCAACGCGCAATGGGAGGGCGAGACGGAGGAGTCGGAGGAATCCGACATGGCGTTTGGCCAGCAGGAAATCTTCGTCCACGAGATGCGGACGTATGTCGACATCAGCGTCAAGCTTCTCGAGGACTCCGCCGTCAACATCGAATCCGAGCTGAACATGGCGCTCGGCGAGGACTTCGGCTTGAAAGAGGGCCGCGCCTTCGTCAACGGCACCGGCGTGAAACAGCCCTACGGCTTCATGCAGAACGCCGATATCGCCTACACCGCGAACGGCCATGCAACGATCCTCGCCGCTGATCCGCTGATCACCTTGCTTTACGCGCAGCCCAAGGCCTACCGGTCGCGCGGCGCCTGGATGATGAACGGTTCCACGCTCGCCACCATCCGCAAGCTCAAGGACGGTCAGAACAACTATCTCTGGCAGCCGTCGTTCCAGGCCGGCGAGCCCGAAACCATCTTGGGCCGTCCCGTCATCGAAGCGATCGACATGCCCGATATCGGGGCCGGCTCATTCCCGATCATCTACGGCGACTTCGCCGGCGGTTATCGGATCTACGACCGCGTCGGGCTGAGCGTGCTCCGCGACCCGTTCACGATGGCCAAGAAGGGGCTTGTCCGCTTCCACGCGCGTCGGCGCGTCGGCGGCGCCGTCACCCAGGCCACACGCTTCCGCAAGCTCAAGATGGCGACGTCGTAACGGACGGCACGACCGCACAGGAAAAAGGAACAGCACCATGCGTGAACTGAAATCTCATCTGGCGTCGCGGCAGTCGCTTGCGCCGCTTCTGCGCACCGTGACCGCAACCGGCACCAGGATCGATCGCGCCGGCTTCGAGTCGGTGACCTTCGTCGTGCACGTCGGCGCCTGGACCGATGGCGTGCATACGATCTCTTTCGAGCACAGCGATGACGACATCTCCTACGATGCCGTCATCGACAACGACCCCGACTTTCCTTCCGAGCTGGTGGGTGACGCACCTGTCATCCAGGGCGACGGGGAATCGCCGGTTGCCGCGACGTTTTCGAATGAAAACATCCTCGTCGGCTACATCGGGGACCGCCAGTATGTCCGCCCGAAGGTGACCGTCACCGGCGGGCCGGCGACAGGCGCCTTTGTCGGCATCGACGTGATTCTTGGCCACGCCGCACGCCGGCCAACATAGATCCTGCTCCCCCATGAATGAGGCCTATTGCGATCGGGCCGACAACGGAAAGCACACCTCCCCGGGGAGTAGGGGAATACCTCCGAACGAAAGGGGTCAAGGTGAGCAAAGATCGCAAACCGGCGCAGTGCCGGCGGCGGGCTGGAATCTCCTCTAGGCCCGCCGCCGAGTCCACAAAGAAGGAACGGCTGCTAGATGGAAGATCCCTACAAAGACAACATGATCGGACCGGAAGGCTTGGGCCGTTCCGGACGCCTGGTCACTCCGTCCGATGACGAAGATCTGCCTGTGGTGGCGAAGTCCCTTTTCGTAGGCGCCGCCGGGGATATCAGCTTCATTCCGGCACTCAATGAAGATGAGGACGTCATCACCGTTGCGGATGCGCCCGTCGGCTTGATCGTTCCGTACCAGGTGCGCCGTGTCATGGACACCGGCACCACGGCAACCGTCTTCACAATCGAAAGCTGAGCATGCCGAACGCTCCCGATCGTCTCTGCAGCTGCGGCAAGCGCGTCCGCTATGGCTACCTGTGCCAGTGCCAGGTAGAGCGCCGCCGCGCAGCGGAGGAGAGGCGCCTGAGCGCGCGGGAGCGCGGCTACGACAAGACGTGGGAGCGCGAAGCCAAGGCGTTCCTCGCTCTTCCGATGAACCGGCTGTGCGCTTGTGGCTGTGGTCGTAAGGCTGAAGTCGTCGATCATAGCATTCCTCATCGTGGCAACCACGCCTTGTTCTGGGACCGATCGAACTGGCAGCCAATGGCCAGCGTCTGCCACTCGAGGAAGACAGCCCGCCGCGATGGCGGCTTTGGCAATCCGAAGGGGGAAGGGGGGTCTCGAACTTTCCAGAGATCGCTTGGGGACCGCGCCCCCCACTTCCAAAAAAACTGCGCGGAAAAATACGGCCCGGCTGAGGGTGAAATCACATGGCGCTGAAGCTCCTCGCCGGCCCTGAAGACGATGCCGTCTCGCTCGCTGACGCCAAAGCGCACCTCAACGTCATCGGCACCGACGACGATGTCTTGATCAAGCGGCTGATCCTGTCCGCCGTGGCGTCGCTGGACGGTCCTTTCGGCGACATCGGCCGGTGTCTTGTGAAGCAGTCCTGGCAGCTGACGCTGGACGCCTTTCCTCGAGGCCCGATCGTTATCCCGATGCCGCCGACGATGTCGGTGGAAAGCCTCTCCTACATCGACGCATCTGGTGCCGAGATATCTGAGAATCTCGACCCTGGTGCCAGCCCGTCGCCGACAGGCAAATTCATCGTGGGCGGACTGGGCATCGAATGCACCAGGATCGTTCCTGCCTCCAGCGTCTGGCCTTGGACGTCGGGGCGGCCGGACGCCATCACCGTGAACTTCACCGCCGGCTTCGCGGAGTTCGGCGACGACCTTCCAGCGGACCTTCGCAACCTCATCCTCGCCCGCGTCGCCGCCGCGTATGCGGTCCGCGAGTCGACCGTCATCGGAATCCAGCAAGGCGCCAACAGCGAGACCGACGCCGTGTTGGAGCGATACAGGACAAGGGGTTTCTGAGTGATCGACCGCCTGAAAGCCCTCGAGGCGAAGCTCGAACGGATGTCGAAACCGTCGAAAACAGAGATCCGCGGCGCCGTCCAAAAGGGTGCTGATCGCATAGCGACCTTGGCGCGCAGCCTGGTGCCGGTCGACGAGGGCGATCTGAAGCAGTCGATCCGCACGGAACAGGGGCGGCATGAGCTCGCCGTCGACGTCAAAGCTGGCGGCAAGCTGACATTGCGCCCGGTGCGCGCCGGTATCACCGAGCCGGAGTACGACTACGCGGCGAAGGTCGAATACGAGAAGCCGTTTTTCTATTCCTCCTACCGCGCGCTGAAGACGAGCGTGCAGCGCGACATTTCGAAGGCGATCAAAACCGCCGCCGGCCTGGATGCCAAGAAATGATCGCCGCCGGCCGCCTCGATCGACGCATCAACATCCAGCGGGTGACCGAAGGTCGCGACCCCACCTATGGCGCGGTAACAGAGACGTGGGCGGACTGGAAGACTGGTGTACCCGCGGGTCTCACCCAGTCGACGGGACGCGAATTCCTGAACGTCGATCAGCCCGTTTCGGAGCGCAGGAAGCTTTTCCTGATCCGGTACATCGCTGATCTCACCTTCCGCGATCGCGTCGTGTTCGAATCCGCGAACTACGACATCAAGGATATCCGGGAGATCGGCCGCCGGCGGTTCCAGGAAGTGCAGTGCGAGGCGACGGCATGACGAGGGGACCGGTTCCCAGCCTTCGTATCGTGGCAGCACAGGAGACCACCAAAACGCCCGACTGGGTGCCGTCGATCGCGGCCGATGTCTACCAGCGCGTCACCGCCGACCTTGCCGCAAAGGGGCTGCTGAACGACGGCAACCGCGATCTGGTGGAGATCTATGTCGGGACCGTGGCTGCTATCCGCCAGCTCAACGCGGCGATCGTGGCAGATGGCACGACGCTCCGAGAGAAGGGCAAACCGCTTCGACTGCATCCCGCCTTCGCCATGCTCACCGACAAGGAGAAGCAAGCCAGGATGCTCGCCGGTCGGCTCGGGCTCATCGAAGACACCCGCGACGCGCAGCGCAAGGCCGGGAAGGACGTCTCGAGTGCCGAAGACGAAGAGGAGTTCGACGACCTATGAACATTCGACCGGGATGGATTTTTGATGACTCGCCGCTGCCGGACCCGCACGGCTATGGCGATCGCGCCGTCGCGTTCATCCGCAAGCTGAAGCACCCGAAGTCCACAGCGGGAAAAAACGCCTTTCAACTTGACCATTGGCAGGAACGCATCGTTCGAAGGATCTATGGTGACACCGACGTCGGCGGCCGCCGCAAGATCCGCACCGTCTATCTGCGCGTGGGGCGCGGCAACCGCAAAACCTCGCTCGTCGGCGCCTTGGCGCTCCTGCACCTCGTCGGGCCCGAGCGTGTCACCGGCGGTCTCGGCATCGCCGCGGCGTCCGATCGCGATCAAGCGAAACTCACCTGGCAGGAGACGACATCGATCGTCGGCATGTCGGCAAAGCTCAGCGAGGCAACGGAGAAACGTGAGGCGCCTGTTTTCAGCGTCACGCATCCGAAGACGGGCAGTCAGTTCCAGGCCATATCCTCCGACGGCGACTCCAAACATGGCAAGACGCCGACGTTTGTGGTCACCGACGAGATTCACGCCTGGCAGGGAAGGCGGCTGTGGGCGGCGCTGACAACCGGCCTGGTGAAGGTGCCCGGCACCTTGCACTTGATCACCACGACCGCCGGCGCCGGGCAAAACACTCTTGCCTTTGACCAGGAGACCTACGCCCGCGCCGTCGCGACGGGCACGATCGATGATCCCTCGTTCCTGCCGATCATCTTCGAAACTCCGGAGGAGGTCGATTGGAAGGACGAAGCGGGCTGGTATCTCGCCAATCCCGGGCTCGCGATCGGCTATCCCGATCTCGCCGGTCTCCGAACCATGGCGAGGCAGGCCGGCTACATGCCGGCGGTGAAAGCCGAGTTCGAGCAATACCATCTGAATCGCTGGCAGGAGGCATCGCTTTCGTCCTGGTTGAACATGGACGTCTACGACGAGGGCGACACTCCGTTCGACGACGCGGAGCTCGAGGGCGCAGATTGCTGGGTTGGCGTCGACTACGGCCAAGTCGGGGATTTGACCGCGATCGTCGCGGCGTTCCCCTCTGACGAGCACATTAAGGTGCTGGTCTGGGCGATGGCGCCGGAGGCGACGCTCCTCGAGAAGGCCGAAGCCGATGAAATGCCATATCTGCGATGGCGCGACGACGGCTACCTGATGCCGACTGAGGGAAACATCGTCGACCGGCGGGCACTCGCGGACTTCCTTCGCACCCTCTGCGAGCGGTTCCATGTCCGTGAGATCGCCTACGATCCCTACAAGCTGACAGAGACGATGGCTGAACTCGCTGGGGATGGACTCCCAGTGCTCGCCATGCGGCAGGGCTGGGCAACCATGGGGCCGGCCGTAGAAAGTCTCCAGGCCGCTATCCTGACGAAACGCCTTCAGCACGCCGGCAATCCGCTGCTGCGCGCGCACATGGCCAATGTCGTGACACGCGTCGATCCGGTCGGAAACCAGTCGTTCCACAAGGGCAAGAGCAAAGGCCGTATCGACGCCGCCGTGGCCGCCGCCATGGCTGTTCATCGCGCCGTCACTGGTGAAGAGCCGTCTCCCTATGAGGAGCGCGGCATAGTTTTCGTGGAGTAGGGAAATGGCTGAAACCGAAGACGACCACAGGCTAATCGTCTCGCTCGAAGCGAGGATTGCCACCTATGAGAAAGCTTTGCAGCGCGCGCAGCGCGAGACCTCGAAGCGCATGCAGGGAATCGAGAGCGCTCTGAAGGGGCCGCGCGCCGAAATGGCGCGGTTCGACAAGGCCGGCACCGCCATGGCGGCCAATTTCTCGAAGTCGGTTTCCAAGGCGTCGACCACACTTTCCAGCTTCGCCACTGGCGTCGTCGCCGGCGGTGCCTTCGCGGTCCTGACATCGTTGAGCGGTGCCCTTGGGAAGGCGCGGCAATCGCTTTCCGATTTCGAGGACATCGCGAACCAAGCGCAAGTCACCGGCCTCAGCACCACGGCATACCAGGCAATTTCTTTTGGTGCCATCGAAGCCGACATCAATCAGGAAAAGCTGAACGCCGGCCTCGCCATCTTCGCCAAGAATATGGGCCTCGCTCAGCAAGGAACTGGTGCCCTCTACAACGGCCTGAGGACGCTCAATCCTGAGCTGCTCAAGGCGGTGCTGTCCACCACGGACCAGGACGAGCGGCTCCGCCTCGTCGCCGAAGCGATGAAGAACACGACCGATGCCACCAAGCAGGCCGCCTTGGCAACAACCGTCTTCGGCAAGGGCGGCGTCGAAATGGCGCGCGTCCTGGACGGCGGCGCCGCGGCGCTGGACGACTTCAGGCGCCGCGCCGCCGCGCTGGGGCTCATCATCCCGGACGATCTCCTGAGGCGATCTGGGGAGCTGGACGACAAGCTCGAGGTGCTCTCGACGGTCATCGACGTGAACCTCAGCCAGGCGCTGGTCAACGCGGCGCCGTTGCTGGTGAAGGCGGCGGAGGGCGCCGCCGGTTTCGCGAAGGAGGTCAACGAGGCCGCCAAGGAAATCACTGCCTTCGCCGAAAACCCGAACCTGGACACCTTCCTCCAGCTGATCCGCGGCAGCGCCAACCACGGGCTACTCGATAGCGTGCGCGACGCCGTTAACTCGCTGTCCAGCCGGCCTATTGAGGAGATCAACGCCGACATCGCCAAGGTCCAAGGGCGGCTAGCTGATCTGAAGATTGAGGCCGCGGCGGGCTTCGATGTTCAGGCCAACGTCGATCGCGCGATGGATGAGCTCAAGGGCCTTCAGGATCAGCTGCGCAAAACGGCCGCCGTCGGGGTTTCAGCGGCAAACCAGATCAGGGCAAGCTTCGCTCAGGCCTTCCGGGAATCCGAAATCGTGTCAATGGCGGCGCTGGCGAAGCTCAAGACCACCAGTCTGCCGCAAGTGACCAGGTACGGAGGCAACGACAAGGATCCGCGGCCGGCCGGCGGCTTCAACACGCAACAGGACGTCAACGGCTCCGGTGTCAGCGTGACGAAGCCGCTTTCTGACACCGCCAAATCGACCAAAGACACCGCCGACAACGTTCAGAGCCTGAACGACGACACCGGCGATTACTTCGACACGCTGGGGTCCGGCATCTCGACCGACTTCACCAAGCTGGGCGGCGTCGTCAAGGAAGGCGCCAACGCGACCATCCAGGCTCTCGCCGGCATGTACGACCTCTGGGAAGGCACCATCGGGATGGGTCCGAACGGCAACGACCCCTATGGGTGGCGGCCGGATGGTGGTCTCAACACCGGCAACATCAGCAAACCCTCGACGATGTTCGGCGACCAATGGGATCCGGAGCACGGCAGCCATGTCGGTAACATCATCAATCTCGGCAAGGCTCCGCGGCCGCTCACGGTTGGGAAGATCAAGCTCAGCCCCGATGTGGCTCCGAGCCGACCAGTCATCGGCAACATCGTCGTCGGCGACATCAACGTAAACGGTGTCCAGGACGGCGCCACGGCGGGCCGTCAAGCCGCCTACGAGTTCGTCAAGACGGTCTATGGTGCTCTCAGCTCAGGGGTGGCGTGATGAGCGGTGCAGCCATCGTGAGGGCCATTCTTGCCGCCGACGGCGCGGTGGGCGCCCTTGTGGGGGATCGGATCTTCTACACCGTCGCGCCACAGGAAGCCGGGCTCCCTAACATCGTCCTTGTGAAGGGTGGGCTTTCAGAAACTCTGATGCTCGCCGGCGAGTCCGGCTATCCCGAAGAGCGCGTCACCATCGTCTGCCATGGCGCGGATTTCGCGGTCGTGGAGGGTCTTGGTGACGCCGTCCTGACAGCGACAAAAGACAAGGCCGGCACCTTCGGTGGGAAGTCGGGGACGGTGTGGCGCGATGACGTCGAGGCGGGGGACTATCTGCCGACCACGCGCACCCACCGGCGCGTTGTGGGAATCAAAGTAAGGTGGAGGTGATAGCAATGTTCTCATCGCCGGACTTGGTCCTGGGGCGCAGGTGCTAACGGCGAATTGACTCACCATTTGATAACGTGCTGAGACTAGAATAAAGAAAATGCTCTCACGCGGGGGCGGAGACGGTTATTGGCTGGCCAAAAGCAACTGCATTCACTGCAATTTTCGTGGTTCATTGGCAGCGAGGTAGCTTCCAGCGATCTGGATTCCAAATTCCGGGATATTTTCGGTCAGGAATATGATCAATTCCAGCGCTTGAAGCCGCCAGCATCCCCGGTGCCTCTTACGGTTGCATCGGCAGTTATCGGGGACGCAGATCTTCGCCTGCAAGTCGGCCCAGGCCGCGCCGATATTTTGATTGCTCCCCTATCTCAAGAGCCGACGTCAGACGTGCCGGCATTCGGCAATCTGAATCACGCCTTGAAAGAGTTCATCGACGTCGCGCGGCGTGCCTGTGGAGCGTTTGGGCTAGCATACCGCCAGTCGATGATTACGCGTGTCGGCACGAAATTTCCGAATATAGAAGAAGCGACAAAGCAATTTTCGAAGGTTCTGGGTATCAAATTCGACCTCAGCGCAACTTCGGACCAATCGTTCCAGATCAATAGGCGAACTGAGATCAACGGGTTCAGTTTGAATCGAGTCCTCAGGTGGCTTATCGAGCTTAAAGAAACGCGGGTCATTGCATTCAATCCTGGTGTCGGGGGTGCGCCTGCCGAGGAGTTGGTTGGCGAAAGCATCTACCTTTCCTATGTACTGGACATAAACACGGTTCCAAACCCCATGGTTTTTCGTGATGGCCGTGTTCAGGTTGACATCTTGAATGCGATTTTTCAGGCGACTGAGGCGGCCTTGGCGTTTCAGACGATTGGTGAGTTCAAATGAGTAGCTCTACGCCTACATTCGAATATGACACGGCGCTCGAGTGGATTTCTGGGTCGCCTGTCACAGTGCCAGCAGCGCTCGCGACCGGGCTTTCTATGGCGTTAACGCCAATGCCTGCGGGCGCCTGCGAGTTTGCGCGCCTGGAAGTTTCGCGCCGAGGCAACTCCACGCAAGTCGTGCCAGATTTCAAAGACGCTCTTCGCCGTGCAGATTTCCTGCGCGTCTATCAGGCCCTTGATGAGTTGCAGTCGTTGCATCCTTCAGAAGACTATTTCATTGAAGGAGAGGTCGCGCATGACGCTCGCCATGCGTTGTCGCTTGTCTATATGCTCGCAAAGTTGCCGTCGCCAAAGCTGTTGCCTCATGATTCAGATACTCTCGCATTCAGTTGGTCTGCCATCGACGACAAGAAGCTTTACTTGACTGTCTCTGAGGGAAGCGCTTCGCTAATGGAGACAAGCGATTCGAAATCGCAAATGTTGGGCTGTTCAGATCTCAAGGATGGCTCTGTTGTTGGTCTTGTTCAGACCTTAGGGGCCCATGTCCGCAGAACAGCAGAAGCCAAAAAGTGACTTTGTGGCACGTTGTGCCATCCACCCACAGTTCAATGGCACTGGCGCCGTGTTTGATCACGCTTGGCTATTGTATTTCCAGGGGACAAAAAAGAAGCGGTCGTTGTCGGTGGGCTGGAGAGAATACTTGCCAACCGATGCCGACGTTCATGCCTATGGATGCCGTTCGGCTGCCATCATGAATGCTGGCAAGCTGCAACGAAATGGTGTCGCGCCCGAGCCGTTGAAGGACAAAGCCCACTATCTGGGGTTCTTTCAATTTTCGATAAAGGGGGCCGTCGGTCTTGCCAATGAGGTCTACCGGCTATCGTTTGAGCATGTTCCGGAGCACGGTGAAGAGGCGCACGCTCACATCTCGTACGAGGAACTCGACGGTATCGACAAGAACGTCAACAAGGCTAGTGCCCGGACTGACATTGTCGACAAACTCTGGCGTCTAATGTCGGCTCCGGTGAGGCACATCTGCCCAGACGACGAGCCACATCGGGCCGATCTGGAAGCGATCGATTTGCAAAATGCCCAACGGCCGGTGACCCCAGCCGCCTGAAAATTCGGCTTTGGTCCCTTATCAAGGCTAGTTTGCGCACCTACATTGCTGTCGTCACGGTAAAGAAAGGAGCTCATCTTGGCCCACTTTTTGCCGGCACGGGGTAGCACAGTGGAAGCGCGCGTCACTGCTATGTGACGAGGACGCAGGTTCGATTCCTGCCCCCAAGGCAAGGGCTGCGGCAACGCGGCCCTTTGTCTTTCTGACCGGGCGGACGTCGATCAATGGCGCCGCCGCGGTCTCGGACACCTCAACGAGCTTCGCCGCGACCGGCTCGCCTATGCCGCCTTCGGAGGCTTCCCGGCGATTTGACCGCCAGCGGCTGCAACGTCCGGGCCTACGACGTCCTCGCCGCGCAGGATGACAGCCAGCTGCCGGTGCTTAGCGGGTGAGATCAGGTTACCGGATATTCGAAAAGCGGATTCTTCCGCGAACTGCGGAAGTGTTCGAGCGTGGGCCAGATGGCCCATCGGTGAATCGGAAGCGCTTTTGTAGCAAGCGCCTTATGGGGTTCGTTCGTCACCAAATCGAAATGGATGGGATAAGACTCCGAGCCTTTCGGCGGCATGAACCTCATCACCTTTGCTCCTCCATCTGCGAAGAGCCTGACATCTTTATCGGTGTCCTGTGGCGCGATTCCCGGATCAAGCGGTCGATCCTCAAGCACCCAATCTTTGCCGTAGGAAAGGCAGCTTTGATATTCATCTGCATGAAACCATGTCAGCGGGTTATCGAAATCAGGACTTGATAGAACGCCGAACAGCGGATCGCCATCCGAATTGCGATTTATAAAAATTGCCAGCGATGAGGAGGAACTGAGGGTGAATGTAAACAACTCGCCCGGGGTCAATTCGATGGCGGGCTTTTGCGTGAGATTGAGAACGCTTTGCATATGATTTTCCTCTTTGCGGAGATGGGGAGGCGGCGCCTTAAAGCGCACACCTTCAACGAAGGGCAAAACTCAGCAAAATGGCTGCGGGACGAGAAAGGACGTTGAGGGCCAAAAGGCTCCAGCCATGATACATCCATTCCAAAGTTGCGCGAGTCACGACGCGCACGCAAGCCAGGACTGTCGGCTTCAACCGCCGCGGGGCGCCGACGCGGACCTTCCCTCGCTGAGCGCGTAGCAAAGACCTAGCAGAGCATAGCCTCGTTGGGGTACTAGGAAGTATCCAAAGGGGGGATCTTGCATGGCCTATTCAGTTCGGCATCAGGTATTCGTCAGCTCGACTTTCACGGATCTCAAGGAAGAGCGAGCCGAAGTCATCCAGGCGGTATGGGAACTGGACTGCATTCCCACGGGCATGGAAGCCTTCGTGGCCTCCAACGAGAGCCAGTGGGATGTCATCAAGAGGGTGATCGATGAATGCGACTACTATGTCTTGATCATCGGCGGTCGCTACGGGTCCCTGGTGACCGACGAGGGCATCAGCTACACCGAAAAGGAGTATCGGTACGCAAAAAAGTCGGGCATCCCGGTTCTCGCTTTCGTTCATGCAAAGCCTGACGAGATACCGGTGGGCAAAACTGAGAAGGATGACGTCCTCCGAAAAAAGCTCGAAGCCTTCCGAAGCGAGGTGATGAATGACTACCCTGTCAAACGATGGTCAAACGCCACCGAGCTGGGAGGATTTGTTTCGAGATCGCTGATCAGAGAGATCAGGGTCAATCCTCGACCGGGATGGATACGCAACGATGGCTCGTCGCCGATCGCCCTACTCGAACAGGTGAATCGACTTACAGAAGAAAACCAGCAGCTTAGAGACCAACTGAGCACGCAAGACGCTGGTGAGGATGATGGCACATTGGCATCAGGCTCTGACGAGATAGCGCTGCGCGGCACGCGGCTAATCCAAGATTTGGATGACTATGACTTGAGAACCGAGCGCTGGGAGGTTGAAGTGTCGTGGGATGACATATTTCGCGACCTTGGGCCGGCGTTGATAAATGAAACGACTGAGACTGAGCTTCGGAGGCTTTTAGCAAGGTTTCATGTCTATCATGAAGTTAAAGATGGCGAAGAGTATCATTCGGCCGATAAGATCGACATTGAGAGCTGGAACGAAGTTCTGATCCAATTAAGAGCACTGGGATATATAGATCTGGGCGTCAAAAAGCGAGGCGTCAATGACAAGGCGAGTTATTGGCGCCTTACACCTAAAGGCGACAGACATCTGGTCGGCTTGATGGCTCGTAGAAAGAAGAAGCCAAATGACGCGGATGGCCTGGTGCCCAATTCTTTGAAAGCAACTCTTTCCAAGACTTAGCGCGAATCTTGGCCTACGATTCGCAGGTTCGCGCCAGACCGTGGTTGCCGCCACAGGTCTGGCGCTTGTCAACGCAAGCCGGAAAGGGCACGCATATGACCGACGCCAAGCGTATCACGAAGCTCGCCGATTTGGAGTTCTCGATTGCCGATGCCTCCGTCCTCTCGCAACTGTTGCTGGAGGCGTCTTTCGATCTCACCCTTAAGCCCAAAGCCGGGCTTGTCGACAAGATCCTCTATCTTGTCCGCCAGAGCCACAAGCAAATCGAGGGACTGAGGGCTGACTTTTATCGCGCGACTCAATGA